ATCCAGCTTTCGGTCAACCATTCCACCGCTAAAGGTGGAAGGCATCGAAGGCTGGCGAGGCTCGACCATTCCAAAGTCACCGCTGATCCGTTCAAGCCCGCGGAGAACGTGGTTGTGTCGATGGCGACTTACGTCGTCTTCGACATTCCACCCGCGGGTTATACGAACGCAGAGGCGCTTGCCGTGTGGACGGGCTTCAAAACCCTCCTCACGGCGACTTCGGATGCATTCGTCACCAAACTACTTGGTGGTGAATCGTAGTGAGGGGGCCGGAGAGTTGACAAATGGGGAAGAGCCTTCGGAAGAAGGCCACTTTCCTTTTGTCACCCTTCGGTCTCACCGCGATGAGATCGACGTCAACGAACTTCACATCACGTTGAAGATCAGCTACAAAACTGTTCTTCTCGTGTTTGTGGCGTTCAATGTTGGCGGTCGTATCATCAATGCATTCTTTTAGCTACTTCATCCAATAGGGTGAAGGCTAGAAAGTGCTAGGCTTGATACAGTAATGTATCATACTCCGTGGTGTTGTGTAAGTGTCTTTCCATTAGGAAATTCACTTACGCTCCGTAAGCGACGTAGGCTATGGATATGTTACCCCCTATATAGGAGGGCATATGAAAAGCCTTATGTCACTCTGGTCCAAGATAGCGGAGGAATCTGCTATCCAATGTTGCACTAGCGCCAGCCATGACATTAATACGGTCATGGCGCGTGTCGAAGATGAGGGGTTATCGTTCTTGACGATAACCCTGCCATCCCTTGGAAAGGCTACCCAAAAGTGGCTAGACCAAGGGAAGGCCGGTCTCCACTCCTCGTTTTTGACAGAACGAGGAGGAAGTCTCCCCCGATTTCTCGGAGGTTTCTTCAGCCGTGTCTTCGACCGGGGTAGCGGTGTGTTACTCGATGACCCCTGTATAGACTCCATCCAAGCCATTCGTCAATTAACATTGATGTTTGGTAAGATGGAGTTGCGATGTACTCCCGAAAGGGAGCACAAAGCTATACAGAAGTATGTCGAGTGTGAGCAGGAAGTTCGATCATCAGATGCGGAGCTCGAGGAGAGAGATCTCCTCGAATTTGTCTCCATGTCTGATTTGCTCTTTGGAAGTCTATTTTCCAAGATAGATAGAGATATCTATTACGGAAATATTCTTCCTGGGCATGGTCCAGGGTCTACTGCAGATGGACTTACGGGAAACCGTAAGTTCAACCAAGCAGTCTGGACCGATCGACTCCAATCGGTTTTTCCGGTTGGTGACTACACGATCCCAAACTGGAGGTTTAACCTCGAGCTTGAGAAAGTGAGCTTCCTCGAACCCGGTTCGGAAGTGCCTGTAAAGGTCACTCTCGTTCCTAAAACGTTGAAAACTCCCCGAGTTATTGCGATGGAACCGACCTGCATGCAATATATGCAGCAAGGGATTCTTCGCAGTTTTCTTGGGCATCTTGAGGGGGATAACTTCCTCTCAAGAGTTATCGGAATCAGAGATCAAGTTCCTAACCAGGAACTTGCTCTTCGTGGTTCGGTTGACAACCAAACCGCGACACTCGATTTGAGTGATGCTTCCGATAGAGTTTCCAATCAGCTCGTTAGATCTATGGTACATCGATGGCCGCATTTCAGCGCGGCACTCGATGCGACTAGATCACGACGGGCTGTCTTACCTGACGGACGTGTAATACGTCTCGCCAAGTATGCGTC